ACCGTGGAAAATACCACTCCAGCAGTCGAAGCAACACCAGTTGAGGCTCCAGCGGTTGAAGCTGCTCGCCCTACTGTTTCAGCAGCATACTACACAAAGCCACGCATTGAAGTTACAGCAGCCAAGTACGCTGAGAACTCAATCCGCGCAGCATTAGGTGATGAGGATGCTCGTCAATACCTACGCGCAGCAGATGACACAACAGATAACGCAGGTCTAGTACCAACACGCCAACTATCTGAAATCATCAACCCACTATCTACAACAATCCGCCCATCTATTGATGCAATCTCTCGTGGAGTGCTTCCAGATGCAGGTATGACTTTTGAGATCCCAAAGATCACACAGGCACCAACAGTTGCTATTGAGCCAGAAGGCGATGCATTTTCTGACACAGATCAGAATGCTGCTTTCCTATCTGTATCAGTACAGAAGTACGCAGGACAACAGACATTCTCTGTTGAATTGCTAGATCGTACATCTCCAGCCTTCTTCGATGAGCTAGTACGCAACATGGCAGCAGCTTACGCAAAGGCAACAAACGCAGCAGTTAACGCAGCACTTATTACAGGTGCAACAGCAGACGGTACAACTACAGTTACATACCCAACAGCAGCAGAATTGCTAGGAATTGTTGCTCGCGGTTCAGCTTCTGTTTATGGAGCAACAGCAGGATTAGCAAATCCATTCGCTCGCAACATGGTCGTATCTACAGGACAATGGTCAAACATCATGTCACTTAACGATGCAGGCCGCCCAATCTACACAGCATCACAGCCAATGAACGCGGGTGGAGCAGTTGCACCAACATCATTGACAGGTAATGTCGCAGGATTGAATTTGTTTGTTGACCCAACAAACGCTGGCGATGGCGATGGAACAATCCTTATCGTTAACCCAGATGCATACACATGGTACGAGTCACCAACTTACCGCTTGCGTGCCGAATCAACAGCTAACGGATCAGTAACTATCGGTTACTACGGATTCGGAGCAATCGCAACTAAGGTTGCAGCTGGCGCATTTAAGAACAACAAGCAGTAATAAACTCACTAAGTCGCTCTCAGGGGTAGTAGCCCTCTACCCCTGAGAGTCTTTAGAAAGGATTGCAAATGGCACTTACAACAGTCGCAGAACTCCGCAGCACTCTCGGAGTCGGTACTTTGTATCCAGATGCAACTTTACAAGAAGTGTGTGATGCCTCAGATGCAGTCCTACTTCCAATGCTATGGGCTCCAAAATGGTTCACAGTAGCGCATAGTAATGTTGTGGGCGCAGGAACTCTTTACTTTGACATTCCAGTAAGAGACATTTTTTATGTAGGCCAAACTGTAACTATTGCCAACTCAGGCATTAAGTACAATGGATCAAAGACAATCACAGCAGTAGATACTTATTCAATTTCTATTACTACAACTCACACAGCAGTACAGCCAAAACATCCTATTGAACCTTTTGGCACAGTAACAGGCGAGACTTACACAGACTGGACAACTGATACAGCAGTACAGAATGCAGCTTTGATGATCGCTGTTGAAATCTGGCAAGCAAGAACCGCCACTTTGAGTGGCTCAAATGCCATTGACTTCCAGCCCTCACCTTACCGAATGAGCGCACAGCTACTCGCTAAGGTCAGAGGATTGATCGCACATGCACTAGACCCTCGCTCGATGGTGGGATAATGCCAGTTGCAGTTACTACCCTTCGCACCACATTAGCCACAGCATTAGTCGATAATGCTAAATGGCAGACTTTTGCCTTTCCACCGGCAACAGTCCTTGCTAACTCTGTGATCGTGTCTCCAGATGATCCTTATCTAACACCTAGCAATAACCAGCACATCACCATCAGCCCTATGGCTAACTTTAAGATCATTATGACTGTGCCATTGTTTGATAATGAAGGCAATCTAAACGGGATTGAAGATACAGTTTGTGGCGTGTTCGCCAAGCTCGCTGCATCATCTTTGACCTATAATGTAAGCGCAATAAGCGCACCTAGTATTCTCAACGCTGCTTCGGGTGACCTACTCAGCTGCGAGATGTCCGTATCAATCCTTACGAGTTGGAGTTAACATGTCCGAGTGGGAAAAAGAGAACGAAGCCTTCCTGATCAAGATCGGGCAGGTAGCACCAGCATCAAAGCCAGCACCTACTAAGAAAGACGAGGAATAATCTCATGGCTGTATTTCTAAATAACAATGTGGGCGTGAAGATCAACTCTGTCGATCTATCCGACCATGTAACAGCAGTAACAATCAACCGAGTATTCGATGAACTAGAAGTAACTGCGATGGGTGACTCAAGTCACAAGTTCGTAAAAGGCTTAGAGTCATCAACAGTAACAATCGACTTCCTAAACGACACAGCATCAGCAAATGTATTGGCAACACTACAAGCTGCATGGGGAACAACAGTCACAGCTGTATTCCTACAGACAAAGGGAACAGCAGTCTCAGCGACTAACCCTCTTTATACTGTATCTTTGTTAGTCAATAACACAACAGACATTAACGGTGCTGTTGGAGACATTGGCACACAGTCAATCACATTTACTGCTAACTCAACAGTTGCAGTAGCATCAACAGGTACATTCTAAACAATTAAACAAAGGGGCTAAACATGGCAAGACTAAAGATCGTTCGACAAGATGGAAGTGTGCTAGAAGGCGAGATTACTCCAGCAGTGGAGTATGCGTTCGAGATGTACGCTAAAAAGGGTTTCCACAAGGCTTTCCGAGATGAGGAAAAGCAATCGGATGTTTATTGGCTGGCATGGGAAGTCACACGCAGATCAGGTGAATCTGTTAAGCCATTCGGGATGGACTTCATTGAGACATTGAAATCGGTCAGTGTCGAGGACTCCGACCCTTTAGCTTAAGGCGCGACCTTCCGATCACCTACCTTATCGCTAGACTTAGCATAAGGCTCGGTATCGCGCCACAACATTTATTAGAGTTAGACAAAGTAATGCTAGATGCGTTGCTTATTGGCTTACAGGATGAAGCAAAGGAGATCAAAGATGCCAGCACAGCTAAAAGGCGCCGTTGAACTCCGTAAGGCTTTAAGACAGTTTGCTCCGGATCTAGCCAAAGAAACACAGAAAGAAATTGCTGGAGCGCTTAAGCCAATTACTGCTAAGGCTAGAGGATTTATTCCTTCAAATGCTCCGTTATCTGGCTGGGGTATGCCTAGCAAAGGATCATGGGAAAGACTCCAATGGTCAACATCTGAGGCTAAGCGTGGCATTGGTTACAAGACAACACCATCAAAGCCAAACAGATCAGGCTTTCGTTCTCTAGCTCGTATTGTTAATGCATCTGCAGCTGGTTCTTTGTATGAGACTGCTGGTCGAAAGAATCCTCAAGGCAGACCACAGGCGCCTGCTTATGAGGTTAAATTACGCACCAATGCTAACTTTGGAAAGACAATTAGATCAGGAACAAAAGATCAGTCAAAGAGTAATAACCCTTATGCTGGTCAACAGTTTATTGATGCATTAAATAACACAGGCAGAATAGTTGATGCTTACCAGCGTGATCAAGGGCAAGCAGGTCGAGCCTCTCGCAAAATGAGAGGCCGTGCAATTTTTAGAGCTTGGAAAGAAGATGGCGGCAAGGCTAACGCAGCAGTTATTAAGGCCATCGAAACATCTGCTGCAAAACTTAATGCTACTGCTAAGGTGAAGGGTTAATCATGGCTGATGTAAAAATTGACATAGCAACCGAGTTCACCGGCAAAAAGGCATTTAAGCAAGCCGAGACAGCTACAAGTAAACTTAATAAAGGTGTAAAGAATCTTGCTAGTACTTTTGGTTTAGCCTTTGGTACTGCCGCTGTTTTAAACTATGCAAAGAAATCTGTTAGAGCTGCCGCTGATGACCAAAAGGCACAGACACAACTAGCCCTAGCATTGAAGAATGTTGGACTAGAGCGAGATGCTGCAAGCACAGAGTTATACATCAATCGTCTTGAGACTGAGTACGGAATCCTAGATGACCTTTTAAGACCTGCTTATCAGAAGTTAGCAGTTGCGACACAGAACTCTGCTGAGAGCCAGCGATTACTTAACCTTGCGTTAGACATCTCCGCCTCAACTGGCAAGGATGTCGGGTCAGTTACTACAGCCTTAAGTCGTGCTTATCTGGGAAATAACACAGCACTTACTCGCTTGGGCGTAGGACTTACAAAGACTGATCTAAAGACTAAATCTTTTGAAGAAATTACAACACAGTTAGCAGATACTTTCGCTGGTTCTGCATCTGCCGCTGCTTCTACATTCTCTGGTCAGTTAGCAATTCTCTCAGTAGGCGCAGCTAATGCCTCTGAGATTATTGGCACAGGCCTTATTGATGCACTCACTAATCTAGGTGAGAATACATCTGCTGCCGATCTAGCCAATAACATGAAGGCCACAGCAGGATACATAGCCGATGTTATTCGTGGCGTTGGAACCCTAGCAAGCAAGTTAAACGACATCCCTATCTTAGGTGATTTTAATGTTGGCATGATTCCTATTCTTGGATCTTACATTGAGATGTTGCGTGAAGCAGGTAAAGTAAGAACTGACTTTAACCCTAATGAGCATAAGTCTAGACTTCAACAGTTATCTACTGAGTCAAAGATTACTAAACTAGGTGCTACTCAGTTATCTAATGCAAAGAAATTGTCAGCAACTCAGAAGCAGATAGCAGCCGAAAAGAAGAAGCAAGAAGTCTTAGACAAAGCTGCCTTAGTCTTAGCAGAAGGCCAGAAGGTCTTTGATGAAGAAGGCATCCAGTTAGCCGCTGCCGCACAGGGCAAACTAACAGAGGAAGAACGCACTCGCCTTGCTCTTAAGAAAAACATCTTAGATTTAGAATCTGCAATCAATCAAGGAAATGTTACTGCTGCGGCTCAACTAGCAAACAGCATGGTATCAAATGCTCAGAAGTTAGCAGCCCTTCGTGGTGACATGGTTGGCCTTAATGACATTCAAAATCCTTTTAGTGCTTGGCTATTAACTATTCAGCAAATGGCTATGGAACTTTC